GCACCATCCGGCACTGTATATTTAAAGTCACCCAAGCCGTTAGCATCTACATTGCCGCCAGCCGAAACTGCACCAGCGAATGTGCTGTCTTGACCGAAGTTAGCAACGCCACTTGCGTTTGATGCGCCACCGATTGATACGCCACTAAATGCTACTTGACCATCGTTGCTTGTGCTGTCAGTTAGAAAATCAGAACCCATCTCTCTAAATGAGGTAGGCACAGACTGATTCCAAGAGCCAGAGCCATCACCCCACAAGCCGCCTTTCCCAAAGGCAACGCGAGGTGGGCTGTTGTCCATATCAACATAAACTTGAATAACATCACCAGTAGTGAATGTGCCACCGTATGCCGCGCTAACTGGTGTGCCAGTAGTTCTTGTTTCAAATACAAGGCCAGTGTTAATTAGTCCTATGCGGTTTGTGTTTGTGCCTGTAATTTGGTCACCTTGATACGCATTAACCTGAACAACCATATTTGCGTTTGTTGCATAATATTCAGCATACCACTTGCCAGTTGTCGGGGTTAAAATGCTTGAGACAAAAGTACGGTCTTGGTCATTTGAACCACCAGTAGTGCCAGTAGTATATTTAAGATTGCCCTCTGCCAAGGTTGCACCGCTTGACGCAGGTGGGCGAGAAAGACTAAGCACCGCAAAATTATTCGTAGGGCTATCCAGCACAACATCTGATGCGGCTAGGTTGTTAGCAGTCCAGTCATTCGTATTGCCGCTAGTGTCATCGCCAATCGCCGCACCGTCAGCGTACTCAAGTCGAAAACCATTCGTGCCAAAGGTTAGGTCAGCCGTGTCCTTTGGTATCCAGATGCCTGACTTAAACTCGCCAAAGCTGGTAGGGTCTAGGGCTTGACCGTCAATGAAGTTAACGTCTGCCATATAACCGTCATAGTAATTTGAATTATGAAAAGCAGACCTACCAACATTATATGGGTAAGTAGTGCTATTTATAACACCATCAGAGTTTAGCGCAGGGTCTGTGGCTTGAGTGAACGATGTTACCCTATCCCCATTCACATAAATCTTTATCCTGTCACTTGCAGTAGAATCCGTTGTGTCGTGAACAATTATAATATTCATCCAAGCTGAGGTATCTCTAAAAACTGCACTAGTGTACCTAGTTCCTCCAGTATGCAACGCATACCTTAGAGTATCATCAGTGTTAAAGAACCAATAGTGATATGCCGTGCCAGATAAACCAGTTGAGAACAAGGTTTGAAAAGTTCCTATATTGGAACGCTTGACCCACGCACTCCAAGTCCAAGTCTTTCTATTACCAGCCGAAGCTAGTGTGCGGCTTAAATATGCGCTGTCGTTATCGTTAAACCGCAGGGACTGCTCGATGGGGAAGTCATAGAACCCACGACCAGATGAATACATCCATTGTTCTGAACCTGTGATACTCATAGTTCAATCTCCTTATGCAAATGCAAGTTGTGGTGCGCCTAGTAGGATACGTCCTGAAGCTGCTACGATGTACGGAACTACATCCGTTCCACTAGCAGAGAGTGTAATACCAGCCCCACCAGCAGTCTCGTAGTCTGTTCCAAGAGATACTGTGTAGCCACCTGTTTGAATGAATGTAATAAAGCCTGACTGTCCTACTTGTTCTGTTGTAGGGTTGGCTAGGGTAATAGACCCTGTAAGGGTCAGTACAAAGTTTTGATATGTAGCAAAGTCTAGGGTTGTGCTACCAGTAATACTACCAGCAACCTGTGTTGAACCTGTCTGTGCTGCTGTAAATGTCTGAGCTACGTCTAGCTTTGCTGTGTCAGCATCATAAGCCTGTACTGAAACACCAATGTCCCCAGCCTGTAAGGCTGAGTCAGCTAATGCACCCTGTGCTGCTGTAGCATAGTCTGTAGACGCTGTGGTTGCTGCTGTGCCTAGTCCAAGATTAGTTCTAGCTGTCGGTACATCTGCAACGTCAGACAGGTTATTGGCTGCTGCTAGTAGTCCAGCCGTAGATACTGCTGCAATCTGCCACGCAGAACCATTGTATACTCTGAGGTCATTACTTCCTGTGTTGAAGTACAAGTCACCTGTGCTTAGTGCATCGCCATCATTGTCTGTTGTTGGGTCTGATGCGAAAGCTCCAAGGTATGTATCCTCAAAGTTATCCAAGGCAAGCTCTGCTGCCGCCTGTGCAGCCTCTGCTGCTATCTTAGCGGTATTAGCATTAGTCTCACTAGTAGCCGCATTAGATGCGCTAGTGGCTGCTGCTGCTGCGCTGTTAGCTGCGTTAGTCTCACTTGTGGCTGCGTTAGTCTCACTTGTGGCTGCATTAGATGCGCTTGTAGCTGCTGCTGAAGCCTGACTAGTAGCTGTAGTAGCACTACCACTAGCAGACGAAGCACTACTGCTTGCTGCTGATGCGCTTGAGGCTGCGTTAGTTTCGCTTGTAGCGGCTGCTGCTGCCGAAGACGCTGCTGCACTAGCACTCGCTGCTGCTGCCGAAGCAGAGCCAGCTACGTTATCTACATAAGCCTTGTTAGAGGCATCGTTGTTTGCTACTGGTGTTGCTACGTTCTTAATAACTTTAGACTGTGCATCCCACTTGTTATCATCATCAAGTGAGATAGCATCAGTAGCAGTATCCACAGCCTCCTGTGCTGCGTGGAAGACCTGAATGTTAGAGTTATCCAAGTCTTCTTCAGTCAACACTGAGCCAGACGCAAAGTCCACTGAACGTGCAGTAAGGTCTGTTGTTCTCTTTACTCGTACTAGAGCATCAGTAGCAGGAGCAGATGTTAACTGCACCGTAGTTGAAGAGGGAAAGGTGAGGCCTGTTTCAGCCACACCATCCACAGTAACACTGATTTCCGCAGTGCTTTGGTATGTAAAGGTAATGGTGAACGTATCTGTTACACCATCCCCTGTATAGTCATAATATGAAAAGGCCATCGTTTATCCTTTAGTTCGTATCAGTAAGTGTATCGGCAATGCCGTTGATAATCTGTCTAGCTCCGTATAGAGATGAGAAGGGTATTAGACGTAGGGCAGACCTAAGTTCACCCTCAGAGACATCCTCATTAGGTGACACAGCTTCATAGGGTATCTTCAATCCTTTGATAAGTCCCTGTCCAATAGATATAGACGCTGGAGTTAGGGCATAGTTATTACCATCCATAGCTCCTGTAGTAATCTGGTAGATATAACCAAACATAGAAGCTGCACCTACCTGACTCATTGAACCCTCAAGAAATCTATCCCAAGCCATCTGTCTCTTAATGTATTCTTCCTTGTCTCCACGTCCCTCAGCGTTCATGTATACTCTTGCTGTGTACATCATAGTTCCCATAAAAGCACCAGCAAGTATAACTTTAGAGACTGTTGCTGCATCACCGTGCATAGCTCTTACGCCAAGTCTCATCATCTGTTGTTCTACTGCTGCTAGTGGAAAGCTAAGAAACTGAAAGAATGTTTTACCAATATCAGAACGAAGGAAACGGTTTACTGAACCGACATTAACTTCCTGTACGTTTTGAGTAGCTTCTCTAAACACAGACATTTGAAACATTTCAGCAGCTTGTGGATCGTCCCAAGCTTTTGTATTAATAGTATTCAGAACACCGTCATTGCTTATATCAGAATGTTTGTTTATCTGGTTTCTAATTCTTTGTGCCATGTTGGGACTAATACCAAGCTGTTCCATCTTAATCTTGGAAAATGGGTCAGTACCCTTCTTAGCTGCCCTAGCCCACTGTGTACTGTAGTTTAGCATAGACAACCTACGCAGTGAACCAGTAACACCAGACAAGCCAGACCAGTAGGACATCTGTTCCCTACCACGTCCAAGCATTTCATCAGTCTTGGTAATGTCACCATCAGTGACTACATCCATAGTGTCACCTTCAAAACGACTAGCACGAGTAAACTTACCAGTTACTGTATCAGCACCTAATCCAGTCATCGCCTCTAGTTCTCGTAAGAGAGGTGAGGATAATTGACCATTGGCTGCTCTTGCATAAAGCCTACGATAGTGAGGCATAGCCTTAAACAGTGTTGGTATAGAGTACTCCATAAGAGCGTTGGTAATCTCCATCAGGGCTGACATACCAGACATACCCATGTTAATCATAAAACTAGCTTCTCTAGCTCTACGCATAAACTGTTTGTTGTCTAGTGAGATACCATCCTCAAAACCTAAGCGTCCTGTCACAGCATCATACATAAACTCTGCTGACTTAGTATCTCTATCCAAACTTCTTGAAGTCTGTCCGATATTCTCAGCTTCTTGTCTCATCTTTCCTATGATAGTTTCAAAGGATGTTCCAAGGTCATTAGTGTTAATACCATTACGAGCAAGACCAATAGCACCAGACATCTGAAACACATAAGCATTATGTAGGTTCTCAATATCTTCTTCTAGTAAGTCTGTAAATGCTACATCCTCAAACTCACCACTATCAGTTCTAACCTGAATACTAACATTCTCATCAAGTAGCAGTCTTGGTCTAGCTCTCTTGTGAGCCTTGACTGTTGTGCTTCTTGTAAGGCTATCAATGATGTTATCTATTTCTTGATCTGTTAGTTCTTCAGCTTTGAGGGAAGCTCTGAGGTCTTCCATATTAAACTCAGTAGCTCTATGACCTGAGTGTAGGTTAGGACTTAGGATTGTTTTAGCATAACCTCTAGCCATCTTCTGAACAGCACGAGGCTTCATCTTGATGTCTGGTTGTGCTTTACGTACAGCCTTTTCTACTAGCTCTGCTACAATGTCTATAGCTCTATCACTACCATATTTTTTCTTAATAGCCTGTACTCTTTCTTCCTTAAACAAACGAGGAAGATAGTTAGGTTGTCTATCAAGAACACCAGCAGTAAAGCCAGCTACATTATAGTCAATAGCTTTTTGTCCAAGAGTTTTCTGAGACTCCATAACGTGTTCTGCTACTGCTCTTACTTCCTTAGGCATAGTCTGTAAGTCACCTGAACGAATAGCCTTAGAGACTAGTACGTTAAAGTCTTCTACACCACCACCAGTACGTCTTACCCATTCCTTTCTATTAAAGTGTAAGGCACGAGCAAAGGATGTACGGTATATAAACTCTAGCTGTGACTTGATTTCTGTAGCTGAGAAGTTTACTTCTGCTCTGTTACCATCAGCACCAGCCCTGTTACCTGTGCTATTTAGTCCAAGTCTATCAGCCATAAGCCTAGAGTACCCATTGTCTGAGTTCTTCATCTGAGCCATGGCAGAAAGCTTACCACGAATACGTCCAAAAGCACCTAGCTGTTTAGTAGTAGCTGCTGCTTCTTCTTCAGTCCATGTAAGAGGTCTGTCTTCAGGGTCAAGGAAATCTCCTCGTTGTTCTGCTCGTTCTATAAGCTGATTAACACGTTTGTCACCACCATACTGATTGTAGAAAGCTCTATCAAACTCATCTAGTTCCTCACCTAGAGCAACCTTCTGAGATATCTCATGTAACTTTCTAGACTTTCTAAAGGAGGCACTAACACCATCACCAACAGTACCAATCGTACCACCAATAAGCATAGCAAGAAGAACATCACCACCATCTACATCATACTTGAGACGTGCGCGAATACCTTCAAAAGCTGCTGCTTCTGCCGCACCTACTGCTAAACCAGACCTAGCCATCTTCCAGACATTATAAGTCTTCTTAGCAGCCTTACCTGTTTTTAAAGCTGTACCAGCCGCAGCAGTTACAGGAGCGGTTACAGGAGCAGCCACGGTTGATGCAGCCGACACAGCAGCAGTAGTACCAATAATAGCTGCCCACTCTACAGGGTCAGTCATCTGTGCTAGAAAATAGCCACCAAGACCACTCCAACCCTGTTGAGAAAGTTGTTTAGTATGATACTCTGTTACTCTGTAGTCGTTAGCCATCTTAGCAGCATAGTCAAAACTAACTGACTGCGCTGCCTCAATGACATCTTCAATAGCTCTAGGGTCAGTAAGACCCTCAGTTAACTTTTTAGCTAACTCAGGAGTCATATCGGCTACTGGATTAATAGGTGTATCCGTAAAACGATAAGCATTACGAACACCCAGCGAGGCTATGTGGTCTTCAGAAACACCAATACCAAAGCCGTTCAAGAAGTTTGACTGTGTATCAACTGACCTAGCTTTTTCTAGTTCAGCCCTAAGGTCAGCTTCTGGAATAGTTACGGTATAGGGTACTGGTGCTTCTGTCGTAAGACCAAGAGACTCTGCCGTAGTATTACTTAATTCAATAGCCATATGATTATCCTATTATGATAGTTCTTCTGTTGTACCAAGGTAGATTCTTACGCCTTTTTCTTTGGCTTCAGAAGGTTGTAAGACATAAGCTGCTATACGTATACGTTCTAACATAGGTGTATTAGGATCACCAAGAGTTCCTAGTACATTAGCTACATTACCTTCTGCAACGTCTTTAGCAAACTTCTGTCCTTTAGCTCCTACGTTAAAGTCATAAGTATCTACTATATAAACTTTACCGTCTTCTACTTCAATACTAGCTTGTCCAAGAAGAGTAGCCATTCTAAACGCAGGAGATTCAAAAGAAAGTTGAAGCGTATCTAAACCACCCTTACTTAGTACTGTACCACCCTGCTCACCATAATCTTCATATTTTAATGTCATGTCATTATTAGCGAGTTTGGTAGATACTATTGTTCTTAGTAAGTCAAGGTCAGAAACATCCAAGTCTTTTTCAGACACAGTGCTATCACCTGTAACTATATTAGATACAAACTGTCTAATATTAGAAGGTAGTATAGTTAAAGGATCGGTTGCTCCTTGTTCTTCTACACGTTTTTTAATAACTTCTATGTCTTCAATATTATCTGCTGCTGGATAACGCTCTCTTGCAAGGCGTTCACCCTCTGATTCAAAAGCAGTAGGAGCATAGCCAAAGTCTTCTTTTAGTAGATTATCAGCCATAGCTTTAGCTCTATTAGGTGTTTGCTTATTCCAAAGAGTTTCTGAAACTACTTCACCATCTTTATTATAATTGTAGAGCATATTGTTTGCTGCTGTCGTTAGATACTGCATACGCTCTGCTGTACCCTGTGCAGTTTCTGTAGCTTTCTTTAGATTACTAAAGAAGGTTGGAAACTTTTTAACAATGTTCTCAGAACCAAGTTGATACGCCATACTAATAATAGAACTTTGTTGCTCACCATTAAGAGTATCAAACATAGGAAGCTGTTCAGTTAAGAAGTCTTGAATCTTACTTACTTTAAGTTTTAGTACAGCTTCTGCTTCTTCTTTAGTTACATTGTTTACATCTTTAATCAGAGCTTTTTCATCTGATGTTAAGGATGGAAGATAAAAACCATAACCTACAGACTGTGCATTACCATCTGTGTAGGGAGTAGCACTAAATCCTTCGTGTTCTTTTAAAAGGTTTATTACTTTATCTCCAGTTGTTTCGCCTTCAATCATGTCAAAGCTTTCTATTTGTTTTCCTTCAGGAGCTTCACTAGGTATTTCACTAGGAGTTTCATTTACTACACTATCAACTAAATCAACTATTGCTTGAGATTGTTCATTATCTGATATTGCTTTATCTGTTAAATCTAACACATCCTGCATAGTAGTTGGTTCTTGTGGTATATCCTTGTAAGGGTCTCTCTGCTGTCTTTCTCGTTCAGTAGAGAAAGTAGTTACATTACCCTGTTGAATATCCGTCATACTAGGAGCAGGAGCTTCAGCTACACCAACATCAGAAGGCATAGGTTCAGTTACGTTTACTGTCTTACCTTCGTACTTTTGTTGATATGTATCAGGTGTCATTATAGATTTGTAGTAAGCAACATCACCATTAGCAAGTCTACCAGCGTAGAGGAAGAATGGAGTTTCCTGACCATTTACACCTGTAAGAGGAGTAATAGTTTCTACCATCATATCCTGAGGGATGTCTGCAATAGGTGGATCAAATACAACATTCTCACCGTTCTGTACAGCTTTCAACATTAAGTCCATAGCTGATCCATCAGGGAACTGATTACGAAGTGTATCTACAGCTTCTGGAAGCATCTGCTCTAACTGCTGTCCCATACTAAGAGCAGCTAATGGTACAGATACAGTAATGTTAGTAGGAGCTTCAGGGTCATAATCACCAGCATCAATAAGGTTTTGTTTACCAGCAAGAATAAGTTCTACTAGTCTATCTTTAGACGAGAAGTCATCAATACTAACATAACCTAATGTTTGAGTAGTGCTACCATCTGTATCTACGATTGATAGAGTTAAAAGATTGTCATTAGATGAATTGCTAACAGAAAGTCCAGTACCACCATAGTACTGCATCATCTTTTTAATCTCAGGTAACTCTGAGGCAAGTAGTAGATTTTGTTCTATGTTTACTTCTTCCCCACCTCTTCTAGTAATACCAGTATTCTTTAATTCAATACCAATACGATTACCATTAGTAGTAGATATAATC